CGTAAACGCCCCCCCATAACCGATTGCCTAGGGGGTTTCGTGGACAATCGTGAAAGGTTGATCGCCCTGCGCGACCGCTTAGAGCGGTCGATGGACGAGTCGCCGCCGCAGATGCTGCCGCAGATTGCGGGCCAGTACCGGGCGACGCTCGCTGATATCGCCGCACTTGATTCGGCGACACCGCAGGTTGGCCTCGAGGACGACTTGAAGAAGAAGCGGGCGCAGCGTCGCGAGCTTCAACGCAAGAGCGTTCCACGCCGCAACGCCAACAAATAGAACGGCCCCGGCAGACCTTGCAGGGTCGACGCGGAGCCTCGAAGGAACATTGGAGGTTCCCCCGTGAAGACAGGCTACGACACCTACCGAAAAGGAATCGCTGCCGCATGACTCGCGTTGGGGACCAGCGGCCGAGACTGTCGCTGCTCCCCGAGTGTGACAGCATCGAGGCGGGCGACGAGGTGATCGAGTTCGCCCGACGTTTCGGGCTCGAGCTCGACGACTGGCAACAGTGGGTGGTTCGCCACATGTGCGCCGAGCGGTCTGACGGCTCGTGGGCTGCGACGAAGTCAACGCTGTTGGTGCCGCGCCAGTGTGGGAAGTCGGCGATTCTTGAGGCGATCGAGATGGCGTCGTTGTTCTTGTGGGAAGACACCCACGTCATCTACTCGGCGCACCTCGGTAAGACGGCGACGGATCACATGCGCCGAATCAATCGGCACATGCTTTCGACGCCGGACTTTCGACGTCGTGCTCGGATGTTGACGGGCAAGGGCGATGAACGGGTCGAGACTCACGACGGCCGGGTGCTTGAGTTCATCACTCGTGGCAAGAAGACGGCGCGCGGTGGTTCTCCAAACCGGGTGATCTTCGATGAGGCAATGTTCCTCACCGATGACCAGATCCAGGCTATGGTGCCGGCGCTTGCTGCTCAGTCGATGAACGATGACGGCGCGGCCCAGATGATCTATGCGTCGTCGGCCCCGATCGCGGAGTCGCAGGTGTTGCACCGCTTGCGTGATGCTGCGACCAAGGGTTCGCCGAGTCGGACGTTCTTCGCTGAGTGGTCTGTTCCGCCCGATACAGATCCGGCCGACCGTGATGGTTGGTACCAGGCGAACCCCGGCCTTGGTGTGCGGATCTCCGCGGAGTGGATCGAGGACAACGAGTTCGGCACGTTGAGTGATGAAGCGTTCGCCATTGAGCGGCTCGGCATTCCGCAGGAACCGTTGTCGGAGTCGCAGATTCGGCCCATCCCGCTGACCACGTGGGATTCACTGATCGATGCAACGTCAACGCCTGATTCGAAGCGGTGCGCTATTGCGCTCGACACGAACCCTGACCGGACGTGGTTCACGCTGTCGATGGCGGGCGAGCGGTCGGACGGTCTGATTCATTGCGAGATCACCAAGTCTCATCCTGGCAAAGCGTCAGCGATCGCAATGGCCGACGACATCGCAGCCAAGCTCGATCTACCGGTGGTTGTGTCGGAGACGTCTGGGCTCGCCGACGACTTGGTAAATGCGGTGACGATGAAGTCGGGTGAGCAGGCGCTCGCCACGTCGAGACTGATCGACGCTACGAGAGGTGAGGCGCCGCTGGTACGTCATCGTGGCGAGCCGGCGATGCGTCGGTCGATCGAGATGGCCCAGACGAAGCCGTACGGCGACGGCGGGGTCGTTTGGTCTCGTCGTACCACAAGTGGCGACATCTCGCCGCTGACGGCGTTGACGATGGCGTACCACGCTCTCAGCGCTGATGTCCAACTCGGCGACCCGCTCGCTGCAATTCTTGCCTGATTGGAGGGCCAACGATGAAGCGTTCGTCTCTCATTCAATTCGCCGGCGGCTGCTTGCTCGTTGCTGGTTGCACTGTTCTGACCGTCTGGCTTGGCCTGGTCGTTGCTGGTGCGCTGCTCATGTTGGCCGCTGAGGCCATGGAGCGCACACCGTGACGCTCGGTTCACTGTTCCAGAAGCGGTCGATCTCGTACCAAGATGTTTGGGGTGCGGGCGATTCGTGGGTCGATGCCGTGCCCGGCAAGGCAACCGTGGCGAAGCAGCTGGCGATTACCGCCACGTTGGCTTGCGTTGACATCAAGGCTGCGTCAATCATGGCGATGCCGCTCCAGGAGTACCGCCCGGCCGGCGAGGGCCGTGTGAAGCTGTCGAAATCGGCAGTTCTGGACGATCCCAGCGAGGTTTTCAGCCCTGAGGAGTGGCTTTACGCCTGTTCTGCGTCGCTTTCGTTGTGGGATGAGGCCATTGGCATGGTGACTTCGTCGGGCCGCGACGGGTGGCCTACGAAGGTCGAGTGGCTGATTCCTGATGATGTCGGCAAAGTGAAGTCCGGTGGACGCGTCAAGTACAGCTATGCGGGCCGCATGCGCGAGAAGTGGCCGCTTGGGCCGATCATTCACATCCGCCGCCGCCCGCTTCCTGGGTGCGCTGGTGGGGGTGCGTCGATCGGTAAGGCGCTGGATCAGCTTGTTACGCTGGGCACGGAAGGCGCCAAGGCGCAGGTCGCTTCGTATCTGGCCGGCGGGCTTCCTTTGGCCCATTTGGCGTGGGATGGTGCGCTCGATCCCGAGCAGGCCGAACAGGTGGCGTCGAGGTACGAAGCCTCACGCACCGCTAAGCCGGGTCGCCCGTTCACGACGGGCAAGGGCTGGTCGTTGACCCCGATCCCCCGTGGTGATTTCACAGCGGACATGGTGAAGATGCGTGAGCGCATCGCTACGGAGGTCGCAGTGGCCCACGGTGTGCCGCCCGAGCTTGTTGGAGGGTCGACGGGTAGCTCCATGACCTATTCGACGTTGGAAGGCGTCACGCGGTCGTTGGAGGTTCGTGCGCTGTACCCGGTGTACGTGTCGATGGAGCGCACGTTTTCTCGCAATCTGTTACCCGGTGCTCGGTTCTGCAAGTTCAACGCCGACGCAACGGTTCGGACGTCACTGAACGACCGATACAAAGCCCATGACACCGCAATCCGTGCGGGCATGGCATCACCCGATGAGCGTCGAGCTCTCGAGGATGAGGCGCCGATCCCAAACGGGGCCGGCGACGTCTTCCTTTGGCCGCCATACGCAACACTACCGATCCCCACGGAGGGCGAACAATGAGCGAGACATACACGACGCGTCGGGGGATCGTCGAATCCGGCACCCAGGCCAAGGGTTACGCGTATCGAGCCGAGGGCGTCACGGTGCAAATGCGTGCCGCTGGCGACGGTGAGTCCACGATCTCGGCGTACGCAGCGGTGTGGAACCGTTACAGCCAGAACCTGGGCGGGTTCATCGAGCAGATCGACCCGGACGCATTTACTGACTCGCTGCGCGAAGACGATCAGATTGCTTCGTACAACCACGATTACGCAGCGTTGCTCGGGCGGCGTTCGTCGGACACGCTGATCGTCGAGGCCGATGCGTTCGGATTGCGCTACGACATCCCGTTCGACGGCGCCGACTCCGATCACGTTCGGGTGAAGCGCAAGATCGAGCGAGGCGACCTGCGTGGTTCGTCGTTCACGATGCGCTACATGCCGGATGGCGAAGAGCTCGGATATACCGATGAGGGCACGCTGCTCGTCACGGTGAAGCGGGCCAGCATCATCGAGGTGGCGCCGGTCGTGTGGCCGGCCTACCTGTCGACCGAGGACGAAGGCGCCGCTGTTGCGCTTCGCTCTCTGATGGATCGGCATCCCGATGCCGCCGCCGAAGTTCTTGACCGTGTGGGCGACCCTGTCGTTCGTGCGGCCCTGCTCGATGTCACCGACGACGGACCAACCGTGGAACGTGGCGTCTCGCTCGGATGGGCGCGCTTGCGTCTCGCTGAGCTGAATGCCTGATCGACGGGACCAAGCCCGCAGGCGCAACCCCCACCAATTTCAATGTCCAAGAAAGGGCACACCATGAGCGATTTGCTCAAGAATCTGAAGGGGGAGCGTGACGGCCTCGTTGCCGAGATGCGTTCCCACCTCGAAGACGCCGAGAAGCGTTCTGACGGCCCCAGCGCCGAAGACGACGTGAAGCTCCGCGCATACGACACCGACATCGCATCACTCGATCAGCGCATGTCCGACATCGCCGCCACGCTCAAGCGTGCCGACGAGGTCGATCCCGACGTGCAGCGTGCGCTCGATGCCTCCCCGGCACCCGAGCAGCGCGACGACGCCCCGAGCGAGGACGCAAAGCTGCGTGACTTCCTCACCGGCAAGACTCGCTCGGTGTCGTTCTCGGCTGGCACTCATCAGCGCGACCTGTCCAAGGGCACCGCGGCTGCTGGCGCAGCAACCGTCCCGACATCGTTCTACGACCAGCTGCAGGCGCACATGGTCGAGATGTCCGGCGTGCTTCAGGCCGGCCCGACGCTGCTTCGTACGGCGTCCGGCGAAGAGATCCAGGTGCCGGCGACCACCGGGCACAGTTCCGGCGCTTTGACCGGCGAGACGTCTGCGATCACCGAATCCGATCCGGTGTTCGCACAGCGTTCGCTCCCGACCTACAAGTACGCCACGCTCATCCAGGTGTCTTCGGAACTCCTCACTGATACAGGTGTGGATCTGACCGGATACCTGTCGATGCAGGCGGGCCGTGCTGTCGGTATCGCTTGGGGTGCTCACCTGTCGACCGGTACCGGTTCGAGCCAGCCGCAGGGTGTCGCCACGGCGGCTACCGCAGGCGTGACGGGCGCAGCGACGGCGTTCACACCGACCGCTGACGACCTGATCGACCTGTACCACAGCGTGATTGCGCCTTATCGCATGTCGCAGTCGTGTGGCTGGCTGATGGCTGACGGCACTGTCGCCAGCATCCGCAAGATCAAGGATCTTGACGGCCAGTACATTTGGCAGCCGGGTCTCGAGTCTGGCGGGCCGGACACACTGCTCGGCAAGCCGGTGCATGTCGATGTCGGGATGGCGGCGGCTGCTGCCGATGCCAAGACGATCCTGTTTGGTGACTTCTCGACCTACTTCGCCCGTCAGGTGAACGAGGTTCGTTTCGAGTCGTCTTCGGACTTCGCGTTCAACACCGACATGACCACGTTCCGTGCGATTGTGCGCGGTGGCGGTGTGCAGGCTGACATGACGGGCGCCATCAAGGCGTACGTCGCTGGCGCAGCGTCCTGACCTGATTGACCGGGGGCGGCTGCTGTAGTGGGCGCCCCCGGTCGTCTCGTTCCGTTCATTTCAATCAAGGAGCATTCATGGCGAACGTTGTCATTCAACGACAGATCAGCGGCACCCGCAACGGCGTTGCGTGGCCCGCACCGGGCGAAACGCTCGACGTGCCGCAGACCGAAGCCGAGGGCCTGATTTCGCTCGGCATTGCGACCGCTGGCACGGCGAAAGCCCCGGAGCCGACCAAGCGACCCGAAACCCGCACAGTGGAACCGACGAAGCGCGCCACTCACACGCCTCGCAAGTCGAAGGGCTGATCGCTGTGGCGTCATGGCCGACCGCCTCGGATCTGCGTTTGTGGCTCCGGTCGGAGATGGTCGCAGAGACTTCGCCGACCATGCTCGAACTCAGTTTCGACGCCGCCGATGAGTTGATCCGCGATCGGATCAACACGGAACTACTCGAGGCGAAAGCTGAGCGGGCCG